GCACGTCCCAGGTCCAGACCGCGGCCTCACCCATCTCGATCATCGGCTTGCCGGTGACGGTGGAAACGGGGTTGTTGGCGGCATCCCCCCAATACCCCAGCATGGATTCGAGATAGCGCCGCTGCAGCGCCTCATCCTGCCAGCCGCGGGAAAAATACGGCAGCGCGCTCTCGGACGACTTCGGGTCATAGAACACGTTCGGCTGGTTGGTGCCGCGATCGACCGCCGGGCAGCCGAGTTCGGTAAACCGTATGGGTTTTGATTCCGGCACCCAGGCGGTGGGGCTGGGGTTCTCCACCCCGCCGGGCCGGTCGTAATGCGGATTGCTCCACCAGGCCCGGATGTCCTTGGGACGAAACACCCAGGCCTTGGCATGGGCGCTGTCGGCAATGGTGGTACGGATCTGGGCATTGCGGTCAGCCGTGCTGGCATAGAACCAGTCGTACTGTTCCCCACCCTCGATGTTGGCCTTGAGGTATCCAAGATCCCGGATCCCGCTCCAGCCGGCCTGCGCATCCAGGTGATCGGTGCCATCCCGCCAATCCGACAAGGGCAGATAATTGTCGATGCCCACAAAATGCACATCCGGTGAGGCCCAGAGCGGATCGAGGTGGAAAAACACGTCGTTCGACCCATCACCGGGATGATGGCCGAAATACTCCGACCAGTCGGCGGCGTAGCCGACAAAGCCGGAGGTGATAGCGGCATTGGCGAGCGAGAACTGCACGGACGGGTTGGAGACCGTGATCCCGTCGGTCATGATGATCTGCAGCTGCACCCAGCGGCTGCCCGGCGGAACCGTGCCGCTGCCGCTGGTGGTCACGATGGTGTTGGTGGCATCGGAATAGGTCCGCTGGTCAAAGATCAGCGGCGCATAGGCGGGCATAAAATCCGGCGCGCCGTTTGCATCCGGCAGGCCAAAGGCGCGCAGCTGCAGCCAGGGCCCGCCCCAGACGAAGTTTTGGACGGCCGAGAAATCCAGCGTGACCCCGCCCGCATCGATATCGGCACCCGAGATGCCCAGCGCCAGCAGGTCGATATTGACCAGCACCGTGCCGCCACCGCTGGCGGTACCGTCGAGCGCGGTCTGCGAGGTCGCACTCGGCATGGCCCCGAACACATCGGGGAAAGTTGCCCAACTGGTGCCGCCGTAATCGATGACCCCGGACGGCTCATCGCCTGGGAAGGCGGGTAGCTGCGTAAGCGGCTGAAAGGCCACGGCAAAGGGGAACAGGCCGGTCGAGACGGTCACGAGGTTGGCGACATCCCCGGCGAGGCGCTTGAGTTCAGTAACCGCCGGATAGCTGGAAGCCCCATCGCGGATCGTGGTCAGCCCCTTCAGTTCGGAGCCCAACAAAAAGGCATCGACCCCGCCAGCAGCCGCGCAGAGATGGGCGTAATGCAAGATGAAGCGCCGGTATCCCCAGTCAGTGCTGCTACCGGTCCAGGAAACCGTCTCGCCGGAAACCGCAAAATCCGCCGCAGACGCATTCCCGAAAAACGCCGAGACCAGCGTGCCCGCCGCAGCGGTCTTGTCCACCGTGCCGACAAACCCCGCCGCCGGCGAACAGGTAATCCGCCCGCGCCAGGGATAGGCATCCTGACCCACCCGGGCCGCGTTGTCGGAATACGGGTTGGGCAGCACATTCCCGGCCGGCACGTCCATCAACAGGAACGGATAGAAGGTCACGCGCAGCCCGCGGGCGCGGATCTCCTTTATCGCCTCGACAATGGTCGCATCCGACGGGGTGCCCCCAAAGGCCAGCTTGCCTGTGGTATCCGTACTGATCTGGTGGGCATTTGCGCGACTTACCCCATTCACCGACCAGGAGACGGGGGTGGTCTGCTTGGTGGCATTCTCGACCCCCGGCATGATCTGGCAGCTCCCGGCGCGCAGGTCAGTGCCGAACCACGAGACCACCAGCGACACGCTTTCGATGTTCGGAGCGGCGGCCTGCAACTGATCAAGGGCGGCCACGATGTCCGGTACGCTATTTGTCGTGTGCACATTCTCGGAGGCCGTCGTGCCCCCCGTGCCGCGTGAGACCGGTGTCGTGCCATAGACGAACTCGCCGGTGCCGGGGATCAGGGTGACGGCCTTCAGCATGCCTTCAACCGAATCCGCCTCCACCAGAGGCCGGAAGACCTCGAAGGACAGCTGCGGGATTCGGTTGCCGAAGGGCGTCAGGTCCAGCTCCTCGAACATGACGTATGCGGTGCCGCGATAAGCCGGCGCATTGCCCGTGCCCATCTTCGCCTCAATGAACGGGTCGGGCGTCTGCGTCTCGTCGCCTTTGTAGAGCCGCCATGTCACGCCCGTCATGTCGAGCGGCTTCCCGTCCGCCCAGACCCGCCCGATCCCCGAAATCGGCCCTTCGCACAGCGCCACGGCAAAGGAGGCCGTGTAGGTATAACTGGTGGTGGTGACTTTCGGCCCACCGCCCTTGCCCGCGCCTCTCGTCGTGGTGCTGACGTGCTCGGTGAAATCGGTGGCCCAGATGATGTTGCCGCCCAGCCGCATCCGGCCCCAGACACGGGGAATGATGGCGCCTTCGGTCGAGGTGGTGACCGTCAGGTTCTCGAGCCGCGCGCCTTCGATCCGCTGGCCCGGCGTCAGCTGCGAGACGATCCAGCTATCGATCAGCGAGCCTGCAAAGGACCCCACCGCGCCACCAATCGTGGCGGCGGACACGCCAAGGATGGACCCACCGATGGAGGCGCCCAGCGCGGAACCGGCGGAGGCAAGAAGGATCGAGGCCATGGGTCAGATCTTCGGAAAAACGGGAAAGCGGAAGACGAAGGCAATGCGGCGGAGCCAGGGATCGGTCAGTTCCTGCTCGATCACGCCAGTGCGCTCATAGGCGTGAATGAAACGGGTACGCCCGCCGCGGTACGAGCGCGTACTGCGGTGGCGAGAGCGCGTACCCCGGTCGCCTGGAGTCAGGATGCCTGCGTGCTTGGCAATCGCGCCCCGCCGCATGCGGAATAGAATCACGTCACCCGTCCGAGCTTCATCAATCGGCAATTCGATCATCGCCGCCCGTGCCGCTTCAGCCAGCACCTCATGCGGCCCCGCCTCGCCCCAGTCGCGGGAATAGGCCGGCACCGGCATCGGTTCCGGGCCGACGACTTCGCGCCACACGCCCCGGATCAGGCCGAGGCAGTCGCAGCCCACGCCCTTGACCGACGCCTGGTCATGATAGGGCGTGCCGAGCCAGGAGCGCGCGGCCCTGACGATGCGGGCCGGCATGATCTTGGCCGCACCGGAGTTCACAGCACGGCCCCCGTATTGCTGTCGCCCTTTGCTGCATAGCGAATGACCGTGTTCTGACCCGGGATATGGGGGAAGCCCCGGAAGTTTACCGCGTTCGCAAACTTCGCCTTGCAGGTCGCAAACCGCTTGTCACAGCCGGAGGTGACGTCGAAGGTGTCTCCGGTCGAGATGGGGCGCACCGGGGCTTCCAGCAGGGTCACGGTCACGTCGGTCGCGCCGACCGCTTGCGTCAGGACTTCGGCCTTCCGTCCGGTATTCGCCCCGGTGGTCCAGGTCACCGTGCCCAGCGCGAACCACCCGTCCGCGAAGGCGGACAGGCCGGACGCGGCAAACGACCGATCACCCGCAACCGTCACCACGGTTCCAGCCCCCTTATAGGCCGGATCATTCAGATTCACCCCGCAGCGCGCATCGCTCAGCGATGCGTCGCAACTCGCCTGAAACGTCCGCCCGACAGTCTGGTTGAGGACATGCGCCTGCGAGCGCATCTCGGCCACGAACTGCACCCGCCCGCGCCGGACCTGCCCGATGGCGCCGCGCCGCATCAGCACGCGCTGCGAGACGTCCTGCCAGTTCACGCGCCAGATCTCGACCTCAGCATTATCCCAGCGCCCATCGAGGATGTCGGTCTCGGTGATCGTCGCCGACGTCAGCACACCCTCGGCGTCCTGCGCGTCCACCGATAGGTCAGAACCGGTCCTGATCTCGGACGCCGTGAAGCCGCTCTCGGGTTCAAACGTGGTGCCGTCAAACGTCAGCGTCAGGTCGTGGTCAGTGAAGCCGAACACCTGCCCGTCCGAACGGGTCAGGCGCCAGCACCAGGCCAGCGTCGTGGTGCTGGAATCAAGGTGGGATTGCAGACCAGTCGGTAGGGTCTTCATTGCGTCCTCCCGCAGCCCGCGTCGATCATGCGGATCAGGCGTGCGCCGGTCCTGAGCGACCGCGGCCCGCCATCCTCGGCAAGCGCCGCCGCATGCGCCGCGACAGGGCGCTCGAGCCCCGTGCAGAGGGCCGAATCACTGATGGCCACGCGCGCGCAGCCAGTCGCGAAGAACAGCGGGATCATCGCCCATGTCAGTCGCCGCATCATCCATCCTCCGTCTTGTGGCAGCCGCTACTTCCCGATCCTGACGCGCGCGGCGTGCCTGTTCCTCGGCCGCGCCCCGCTTGCGTGCTTGTCCGATCAGGGCGGCAATACCGGCGATGACACCGACGAGCCCAAATATCAGTGCAACGATCTCATTCATCGCCCCGGAACCCCCGTTCGATCCGGTCGCGCAGGCCGATCAGGCCGAGACCGAGGAAGATCAGCCCGGCGGGCGAGGCGTCGCCGGTGCCGGCCAGCTGCGCGACCAAGCGGGACACTTCACCAAGCGGACCGGTTGCGGGTAGAGCGACGGACGCAGCACCGGTGAGCATGGCGAGAAGCCCCGCCCACCAGGTCAGGGAATTGGGTCGGATGTAGCGCATGGGGTTCAGCTCCTTCGAAACAGGCGGGAGAGGTGTGCGGCCAGCCGGGCGAAAAGTCCGGTCGGCGTATCGGGTTCGGTGGGGGATGGCGGCGATGCTGGGGAAGGGCGAAGTAACGACAGGGCCTGCATCTCGGTGAGCCGCCGGACGGGCCGCGAGAAATCCACCCGACCCTGTTCATCCACACCCCAGATGGGGATCGGGCCCGTCGGATAACGGCCATAGCGGAACAGGTCCCGTTCGGCCTCGCGGCGCGGGAGCACCGAGGCCGGCCGGCGCCAGTACAGAAACGCGTTGGCAGCCGCCGTCGGGTTGCCCGAATTGAGATGCCGGGTCAGCGCCGCGCGGGCAATGCCGCCGGTGTTGTAGTGGAATGAAACCAGCGCATCGAATTCGTGCGGCTTGAGCGGAACCTTCACGGCGTTCAGGACGTCGGCCTCGTAACGCTCGAGATCGGAGCGGAACAGGTGGAAGGCCTCGTGGATTGCGGCATCGAGATCGGTGGGCATTCCTCTGGGCATCCCAACCGGGTCGGGCGCCCCTGCCGCCGCCGTGTGGCCGATGCCAAAAGTCCAGGTGCCGGCGGCGTCCAGATAAGGCCCAGGCACCAGCCCCTCAAAGCGGGCAAGGGCCAGTAGCCCGCGATCGGTCATTCTCTGTGCGGTCATCTGCGAACCTCGATCAGGGGAATGGATGTGATGGAGCCGAGGCGCTCGATGTCGAGCGTCACGTCCAGCGTGTCGGTATCGAAGCGGACCGGCACGTCGAACTCGAAACCGGCGGTGATGGCCGCGCCCGCGGCCGGGGCGGTGGTGAAGGTGATCAGCCCTGTCATGGTGTCGACCGACCAGCCCGTGGTTACATCAACGCCGTCGATGGCCACGAGAACCGTGCCCGCGACCGGTTTGGTGATCGTGCGGGTCCAGCTTTGCGAGCCGGAAACGTAGGATTTTACCAGCTGGAAGGCAGTTGTGGCACCATCGCCCGTGCCGATCACCTGATCCGTGGCCGCTGGCGTCTGCGAAGGCAGGCAGGACTTGAAATCCGCCCAGTCCTTCCAGCGAAAGCCATAGAGCCGCCCATTGCGCGCTTCGAAAAAGGCCACGACCGCCACCAGATCGTCGGCCCGGCGAATGCCATAGGCGGCATCATAACGCCGCCGCGAGTTCGCCCAGCAGGCATTGCGCTCCTCGTCGCCGGAGGCAAGCTCCACAATCTGCGTGCGCCGCTCGGGGCCGCCCCGGGCGCCCCGGCTGATATCGTCGGGGAAGCGGACTTCGTGGAAGGCCATCGCCTATATCCCCCTGCGGCCCAGCGCGACAGCCCGGGCAATATCGGCGGCCACCTGGGCACGCGACTGGCGGTAGCTTTCTGCGTCCCGGGTCTGGATGTTGATGGTGACGTTTGGTGCGCCGATCACCGCCGCTACCTCGCGCCGGCTCAGCACCCGCTCACCCCGTTGCAGGATGGCCGGCACCTCGCCCGGCTTTATACCGGCCCAGCCGCCGTTGTGCATGCGTGGCGCGTCTGCAAAGGCCATGGCCGGGACCATGCGGCGAGGGCCACTACCAGCAATGCCGCCCGCGTGCATCACCGGCGCAAAAATGCTTCCCAGACCACCCAGCGCGCCGGACAATGCATTGGCCAGCGGCCCGAGGATGAACCGGCGCGCCGAAAGCTGGGCCAGATCGGCCAGGATCGAAGTGACCAGCGAGCGAAAATCCAGCTTGCCGGTGCGCACGAACTCGCCGATGGTCTGCTCCGCGCTGCGGAAGGCGCCCACGAGGCTGTCGCCCAGCCCCTTGCCAAGCTCCATCGCCCTGGTCGCGTAATCCTTCAGGGACACGGCCGCCGTCTCCCAGGCGGATTTCGCCACCTCTGCGGCCTTCGCGGCAGCGCCACCGGCCCGGGCGACACTCGTGGCCAGCCGCGAGGCCGCATCGCTGCTGCGATCCAGCGCTTGCGCGCCATCATCCCCCGCGCCCTTCATCGCGTCGCGCAGGGCAGTCATCGATTCCAGCGGCCGGGTGATATTGCCGGCCAGGATATCCGCCTGATCGCCTAGGTTGCCGGCGTAGTAGCGGAACTCCTCGGCCGTCCTGCGCAGCTGGTCCACGGCCTGGCCGGCGAAGGCGGCCTCATACCCGATGTCCATCGCCAGCCCGTCCATGCCGGGGATCCTGAACAGCGCGCCGGAGATGGTCTTGAGAAACCGCGCCCACTTGTCCTGCATGGCGGCGAGCGCGTCGAACCAGGTGGCCTTGAGGCGATTGCCAACGGCACGCATTCGAAGCACTATGCTCCAGGCGCTATCGCCGATGCGCGTCCAGACCTCGACGGCGACATTCTTCAGCAGGCGCAGGGCCTCACCGAATCCACCCGCGCCTTTCACCAGCCGCCCGAACCAGTAGATCAACTCGCCTGCGCCGACGATCAGCGCTCCGATACCGGTGCGGATGATGGCGGCGCGCAGCACCTTCATCGACAGCGCCAGCTTGCCGACGCCCAACGCCGCAGCGGTGAGGGAGGCGACAAGGCGGATGCCCAGGACTCCGGCGAAACTCGCTGCGATGGTGGCGAGTTCGCCGATATGGTTGAACAGCCCCTTGATGGCACGTCCCAGCGGCCCGGTGGTCTTGGCCACCGTAGCAAAGGCATCGGCCATGGCCTCAAGCGCAGGTGCGGCCGCCACAGCCAGCTGGTTGGCGATCCCGCGCCACAGCAACCCCATGCGCGAAAGAGCGTCGTTGGTGCGCTGGATCTGCGCGGCGTCCTGCTCGGACACCGCCACCCCGAAGTCCTTCACGTCCTTCGTCGCTTGCCGCAAGGTGGCGCTGTCGATGCGCGAGAAGATCAGCCCGGCGCGCGCCCCGAATATCTGCGAGGCGACGGCGGCGCGCTGGGCAGCCGGGATGTATTGCTGGATCGCGTCTTGTATCGCGGTCAGCTTTTCATCGATCGGCAGTTTTGCAAGATCACTGGCCGACAAGTGCAACTGCTGCAGTGCCTTCACCGCAGGGCCCGTGCCCTGGGCGGCTTGGGACAAGCTCTTGGTCATCATGATCGTGGCCTGCTCGACCTCGCCCTGCGAGACACCGGCCAGATCGGCGGCGCGCGCCAGCACCTGCAGGCTGGCGGTGGTGGTGCCGAGCGAGGCCGCGAGCTTGGCCTGTTCGTCGACCACCTGCAGCCCGGAGCGGACCATGGCAATGCCGGCCGAAACGGCAGCGGCAGCCATGATCCCGGCCGCGATCCTTGCGCGGCGCGCAAACTTCGCCAGCCTCGCATTGGCGATCTCCATCTCGCGCGACGCCTTGCCGAAGCCGCGCCTGCCCGCCTCGCCGATCCCCTCCAGCTCGGCCCGCACCTGCTTGCCGCCCACCGCGGCAAGGCGGACGCTAACCCGTTTTTCTGCCATTGTTGAGCTTCCTTGATTTGTCGAGCGATCTGGCGCAGATCATGCTGTCCAGGCCCTATGAGAACGACCATGCCGAACACCGGCACCCTTTCGAAGCGTTTCGAGATCTCGATCCCGAGGGCGATCCGTGAGGCGCGGCATTGGGAGCCCGGCCAAAGATTCGCCTTCATCCCGAAAGGCGCCGGCGTATTGCTGGTGCCGGTTCCCAAGAAGGGGGGCCTGAAGGGACTGGCAAAAGGAGCCGGAAACACGAATGCGCGTGATCGGATGGGTCGGTTCTGATTGCGCCGGCAGATCCCCGGGGCCGCGGGAAAGGAGACGAGATGACCTTGTTGCAGGACCCATCGCATCCGGGAGATGTGCTGAAGGAACTGTATCTCACACCGCTGGGCATGAGCGCGATTGCGCTGGCCCGGGAGTTGCACGTGCCGCGCACCCGGATCGAGCGGCTGATGAAAGGCGAGACCGGGGTGTCGGCCGACGCCGCCATGCGGCTGGCCAAGTTTTTCGGCACCACGCCCGAATACTGGCTGAACCTGCAGCGCGCCTGGGATCTGGCGCGGGCGCGCGAACAGGTGGATGTCTCAGACATCACCCCGCTCAAGATCACCTGAGGCTATCCGCTCATTCAGCTTTTCCACCATCACCGCCTCGGTCAAAGGCAACAGTTCCGCCACCACCATGCCCGGCACGCCCAGCGCCCGGGCAAGAGCCAGCGCCGCGCCCATGTCCCAGCCAAGGACACCGCCCGAGGGCGCCACGCGTAGTTGCCCGCCGAGGCGCCCCACCAGATCCCACACCTGCACGCCCTCAAGGGTTTGAGGCGCATTCAGTTGTTGCGGGCAGTCCGGGCAGGTTTGCGGGCAGGCCTCGCAATATCCCTCGCCCCCGCCGAAGACCCATTCGGCAAGGGCGATGAGGCGTTTTTTTCCTGTTCCAGCAGCAGGCCCTTGGCGACATAGCCGGTTTGGAACGCCTCGAAGAGCGGCCAGAGATCGAGAAGCGCATCGATGGCCTCGGGGCTGACGGGGATGGGATTGCCGTCTGCGTCGCCAACACCCTCCCAGTCGAGCACCGCGACCCGGGCCAGCGCCTTGGCAAACGCCAACGCACTTTCCTCGTCACCGGCGTCTTCGCCCAGCGCCTGCACAGCAGGGTCATTCCGGGCGGCCACCATCAAAGCGGTGGTCAGCGGGCGCAGGTGTACCTTCACGCCATGACCGAGATCCAGCCACGCGGGTTCATTGGAAAGATCGAGTTTCAGCATGGTCAATAACTGCTCACCTGGTTCTTGAGTTCCACCGTGCACATCTGCCCGGCCACGCTGTCATAGGCCGCTTGCCAGTCGAAGCTGGCCTGGATGCCCTGCGGGCCCTGGATTTCCACCCGAGGCCGCGGCAGATAGACCTTGTGCGCCGTCAGCTTCAGGCTGACCGTGCTCGAGATCGTCCAGGCAAACACCAGCGAGGCCGAGCCGCCGGAGATTGCCTGGTCCATCAGCACCGTGTCGGCAAAGCGCACGTCGATCTTGCCGGTGAGTGCCGCCATCGACGGATCGGCCCCGTCGATCTTGCCGTCCGAGCGGATGGTCTCGATCCGCTCAACGTTGTTGGCATATGTCAGATC